TTCGAAAATAGCCCGTTGGTAGCGGAGAGGACCGCGTTGCCCTGTAGCACGTTGGTGTATAACCCATTCGTCGCGGAGTTTACCGCTCCGCCGATCCAAGGCGTCTCGATCCATGGGCCGCTGCTCGCCGCCGTGCCTTGGTTGACCGTCCCGCCAGAGCCACCTGATCCGCCGCCCCAACCTGTCGCGAGGCCCGCGCCGCCTGAGGCAACAACCGTCGAAGCCCCACCGACGCCCCAAACCGCGAAATAGGTGTTCGATCCGACCGTGAGAGGCAATGCCCCACCAGCCGCGACGATGTTGTCTGTCGCGACAGCTGCCACGCCAGACCCGCCAAGATTGACCGAGATTGGATTTGACCCGGTGTTGAAGAAGACAACTGTCGTTCCGGCAGGAAGGAGTGTCGCAGCCGAAGATGATCCGCTTGGAGCGGTCGCGGTAGCGTATGCGCCTCCCGGCGCGAAGCCGGAAACGGATGCGTTGACAGTAGCTGCGACGCGAAGATTGCCGCTCGCGTCCAGCGAGAGTGCATTAACCGTCCCGTTGCTGTAGGTTGGCGCGGAAGTTGTGACGCTTCCAAATGCCAATGATCCGGTCGCTCCAGATGTCGCCGATCCGGCAGTCGAGGCGCAAGGAACCGCATAACCACTCCCGTTGAGGCACAGACCTACGCCACCCGTGACCGTTGGGCCGCCTGTTGCGGTTTGGGGCGTCTCCCATGTGCTTTGCGCTTGCGCCGGCAGTGCCAAGGCAAGCAACGAGAGAACAATTCCTAGTAGCTTTTTCATGCGCCTGTCCTTTAGCATCCGCTCGCCGCGCCAACTGTCGAGAGATAGGTGAGGAGGCGGTTGTAAACCGCTGTGATTTGTGTTGTCGTCAGACCGCCGCCGTAGAAGGCGTAGGCGATTTGATCCGCCGAGAAATATAAAGGTGAACCGGTAACATCAAGTGCTGAGATATATAAACCGGCATCAGCAAGAGCATTTGAGGAGGCGGCAAAAGACGTAGATGATCCATTGTGTGCGTAATATCCTTGAGATGACGAAGTTAAAGATGCAATCCACGATCCTTGCGCGTTAGAAACGGCTGTAAGATTGTCGTTATCATTTATATCGTATTCAGTGTGTACTGTAGTGCCATAAGGCACAATATACGAAGCGTGAGCATTAACCCCTCCAATTAGCGCCATATTAGACACAACTGTAGTTCTGGATGTTAATACGCAACCGCCGATTGACGCACTGTTTGTCGACATATTTCCGCCGGCTGTTGATGGCGTAAAACCTGTGGTGAAATACCCGGATAAACCGTCGCCGGTATAGCCATTGTTGGCTGCGAACGTGACGGTGCCGTTTTGCGTCAGCCCGTAGCTTGTCGAGACCAAATTCAGGTTGGCTGTCGCCGTCGAATTTGTGGCGAAAACATAGAGCCCGTCCATGACGCTCCACGTTCCGTCCGTCACCATTCCGCAAATGAGCGCAGTGTAGGCGCTCGTTTGCGTCCCGCTGAGACCGCTTGTGCGCGCGAGGAAAGTTGTTGCCTGGGAGCATGCACCGCCGCCGGATGGCGGATAAACCCGGCCCGAGCTTGGCCAGCCGGCATCAGATACCGGCGCGAACGCGAAGAAAACCGCGAAAGCGAGAAGGAAGCGGAACGCGCGCGTCAATTGATGCTCCACTGGCTATTGGCGTATGTGACCGCGACCGAGCCGTAGTTCGTGCTCATGACGTAGGTGCTGGCGCCGTCTATCGTTCCGGCCGCCGGCGTGATCGTGATATTATGCGTCGCCGCCGCGCCGCCGCAATCCTTAATCAGCAACGTCAGGCCTGTCGGCGGGCTGGATGGCAGGGTCTCGATGACGGCTCCTGTGCTCGTGTAGGCCACGCACAGGAAATAGTCAGTCGTCGCGCTGGCCGTGTCGGTCGAAGCCGAGACAACCCGCGTCTGCACCTTCAGAGACCCGGTGAAAGTTTCGACGCCGCTATGCGAATTGTTGCCTGTGAATGCGTTCGCCACGCCAAGCGCGGCGACCGTATCCGTCGCCGCCGGGAAGGTCATGACGTAGGTGCTTGCCGCCGCAGGGGCTTCGAGCGTCATCGAGCCGGAAGTTGATCCTTTGAGCAGCAAATCGCCATTGGTGAAGGTTTGAGCCCCCGTCCATGTATTCGCGTGTCCAAGCGCCAATGACCCGACAACGGCGCCCGTGGTCGGGCTAATCGTCAACGTGCCATCGGAATTTGAAACAGAGCTGACCGCAGCGGCGCCAGAGCAAGACCCCCATGTCGGGGCTGTATTCGACCCGCTCAAAAGGCATTGACCAGCGGTCGCGGTTCCCGAGAGAATCGCCATCGCTGACGCCGTTGAGTAGACAATGCCGCCGTTCGACGCTGTGAGAGATGCGTTGGTTCCGCCAAATCCGAACCCGATAGTTGTCCCGTTCCAAGTTCCTGTCGATATTGTGCCGACCGTCGCGAGGCTGCTGAGGCCCGTCGTCGCCGTCGTGACCAAAGTGCCGCTGGTGGGTAGTGTGATCGCTGTGGCCCCCGTCGCCGTAAGCGCGATCGTATAGGCTCCAACAGTTGAGAATCCGCCAGCGAGTGCCACGGATTGGCCGCCGATTTTACTTACTGTCGTCGATAACGACCCGGCGGTATTCGTCACATCTCCGGTCATGGCGGGGAATTGGCCAGCTTGTAGCGCTCCCGTGAGCGTCGTCGTCGCAATTGACGAAGAAGGGAATGTTTGATTGCCGGTCCATGTATTCGCATGGCCAAGCGCCAAGGACGCCACAACGGCGCCAGTGGTCGGGCTAATCGTCAATGTGCCGTCGGAATTGGAGACCGAGGACACCGCGCCACCGCTACACGCCGAACCGGTGCCTGACAAAACCCCGCCGGAAAATGTAGCGCAACCAGAAGCTCCCGTAAGCACGATGTCGCTAGCGCCAAAAGTCTGTGCCGCGCTCCATGTCTGCGCCAGATTAAGCTCGGCGACCTGGCCTGTATTCGCGGGCAAAAATGCTGTAGCGGAGCCAAGCGCGGCGGTCACGGGCTCTAGTGTGACGGTCCCCGACGTATATCCGCCGAATATGATTGATCCGTTTACGCCGGACGAACCGAGAGACAGGGCCGCGCCAGATATGCTCGCGTTTGTGGTGGCCGTGCCCGAAACAGTCGTGCCCGTGGATGCGTAATAGGTGAGAGCCCCAGAGTTTCCGCTTGACACGGTTCCGCCGCCCCCGCCCGTCGTGCATGATCCTCCAGCATCCGTTATGCCGGTCGAGCCCCATTGAAGGCAATGGCCGACCGTGGGGAGTGTCGCGTTGATCAGCGGGAGGCCAGTCGCTGCGTTTACCGCGACCCCTAGCGCGGTCAGCACCCCAGCGCCTGTCGTTGTTGTGGACGGCGCCGCACCAGCACCGCCGCCAATCATGAGAGCGTTCGCCGTCAATAGTCCGCTTGACGCTAGAGAGGTTGTGCTCGCGAAATATGGAATGCCGCCGCTGGTCGTCGTGCCGGAGACCGTGAGAGGGAAAAACAATGTTCCGCCGCCGGCGCACGCGGTTTGCGAAGCCGCCGTTACGAGCCCCTTCCCGTTAACCGTGATCGTCGGGCATTGGGTTGACGATCCGAAAGACCCTGGACTTGAGTTGACGGTGTTGAGTGTGAAATTCGGAACCGAAAACGTCAAATCGCCGGTCGGCGTGAATCCTCCAAACACCCCGGCGTTGTTGTATTGCAGTTGACCACTTCCGCCGCCCGGAGCGCCGGCAACCGGCCACGTCGCGAATCCGCCTGACGTATTTGGCGCGATAGCGAGCCCCGCCAACGCCGACGAATTATAGTTTTCGACATTAAGGTAGCAATTATTTTGGATCGTCATCAGCGAATTGACGGTCGTAGCTTTGATCCCGCCCCCGACGCCAGAAATGATGTCTTGGTTGATGAGATTTTGAATCGCGAGGAAGTTATCCGAGCACGTCGGAGTTTGCGCGCGCGCCGAGCCGACACCGATGAGCAGAGATAGCGCGAGGAAAAGCGCCGCGAGAGCGTTTCTCATTTTCATTAGCATCCCGCGCCCCCGACATTTCCGACATGATAGTTTGAAGCAGCCACATAGCCGGTCCCCGTGCAGCCGCCTGCTGCGCCGCTGAAAATATTGCCTGTTGTCATGCCATATGAACTAGGAGCGGAATTATAAAATAGACCGTAAGAACCCGATTCCTGCACGACATTTCCGGTTACGCTAAGAGCCGTTTGAGTTCCAAAAATATTTATACCGTTTCTAAATAGATTTGTATTAGAAGCGCCGGAGGCGTTGTGGTCAACCGTATTTACAGAGATAATACCATTGGTTATAGCACTTGTTGTCACTATTCCGTCGTATGTGTTGTTTGCTGCCCAACCTGGATCGTGTATCATATTTCCCGAAACTATCAGAGAATATACCGTATTAGATGCAATGCTTATCCCGGCATAAGCGGTATTGGCTATATTATTGTTCTGAATAGAAATCCATCCAATACCATTGCTTCCCGTGAGTGATATTCCATAACCTGAATTTGAAGCCGGGGTCGTCGTCGTGTGGCCGGTCGTCCCAGCACCAGGAAGTTCGATGTAGCATCCCTTTATCGTGTGACCGCTGCCGCTGTTGATGACGATCTGGCCACCATTCACGCCGCCGTCAGTTGACGACACGCAGTTATAAAGTGAAACGCCGTGGATCGGGTGCGCGGCCGTGCCAAGGAACCCGAATCCGCCGGCAGTGTTGGCAAACGAATTGGCGTTGAGCCACGGCAAAAGTATTGCGACATCACCGCCAGTTAGGGCAGGATTCGTATAATACCCCCACCCGTCATTGTATGTGGAAGCAGTAGTCAAGAGATTCCACTGCATGGGCTGCGCGCAAGATGCTGATGTCGTCAATACAAACCCATTGCCGTAATTCTGAGTTGCCACAATAAATTGAGCGTTGCCTCCCGCAGTTGACCCAAGGCTTATTCCGTCATATTGCCCCGTTATCCAAATATGATCTATTTGCACATCCGCATTACAATCATCGACTAATATCCCCGTCGCGCCTGATGTTGGAGTTCCTGTGCGAAGAACCGAAAAATCTCGCATTGTCACGTTAAACGGCGTCGGCGTCACATGGATCGCAGGGGCGGTCGTCGAATTGATGTTGAAGATGGTGCAATAAGGCCCGCCTCCAAATATCGACTGGCTAGACGCGACGACTATCGAATTTGTCGTGTAGTAAGTTCCGCAAGGGAACGACACAGCGCTGTAGGTCGCGAGGCATGAGTTGATCTTCGTAGATTGGTCGACCGACCCCCCGATCAAAACGCCGCATGTCGCCACGGCATTGACCGCCGGCGCGCTGGTTCCACCAGCACTTGTTGTCGCGCATCCAAAGCCGCCGCCGCTCGTAAAGTTCAATGCTTGCCCGGTTCCCGAACATGATGGCACAGAGAGCTGCGTCGGAGCTCCTGCTAGGACTTGTCCAAGAACGGTGTTGGCGCCAATGTTCACGAGCGCCGAATATGGGACAACCTGAATTCCGCCAATCGTGCCGCTAAACGTCGGCGAAGCGCTTAGGACGACATTGCCGGTTCCCGTGGTCGGCTTTTCGCCGAGGAGTCCGCCGTTGTTGTATTGGACATATCCATTCGTTCCGCTGGCGATGGTCGTGGAACCAACCGTCAGCCCAGAAACGGCTGGTGTCGCGCATGTCGGGACCGAGCCCGCGGTCAGAAATGTCAGAAATTGCCCAGACGTGCACGCTCCACTTGGTGTCGTTAGAAACCCGCCAAGCGCGTTGGTGGTGAGGCCAATCGCGGTGAGCACGCCGGTTCCCGTGGTCGCGCCTGAGACTACCGTCCCCGTTGCCGCATAATAGGTGAGTTGACCCGCGTTGCCAGACGAGACCGTGCCACCGCCGCCGCCCGTGGTGCAGGCTCCACCGGCGTCCGTAACGCCAGATGCGCCCCATTGGAGACAATGCCCGACTGTCGGGAGCGTCGAGTTGATGGTCGGTAGACCGCTTGCATTATTGACTGCGATACCGAGCGCCGTGACAACTCCCGTCCCCGTGGTGACGGTTGCCGGCGCGGCTCCCGCGCCGCCGCCGACCATCAAAGCATTAGCGGTGAGAAACCCACTGGAAGAAAGCTGAGTCGTGGACGAAAAATAGGGGACGCCGCCGCTCGTCGTCGTGCCAGCGACGGTTTGCGGGAAAGAGATCGCCCCGCCGCCACCCCCACCCGCTGGCGTCCATGTGCTCGTACCGATGTTCCACGTCCCCAACTGCGCCGCGCAAATCCCCGTTGGTGACATGATGCAAACAGGCGACGGCGTCGGCGTGGTATCGACGCCGAGAAGCAATTGCGTGAACGTGTCGGCGGGCGCCGGGCGCACGAAAGTGAGCGCCAGCGACAGCGCTAGGACAAGTCTCTTCATTTTTTTGGTCGCCTTGTGGTTATGGCGCGAGAGTTTCGGCGAGCGTGAACAACGCGGCCAATTGCGCGCCGCTCAAAGCAAAAACGGATTGCGTCAATGTCGAGAGAGGGTCGCCTGAAATGACGATTGCGCCAGCGTTGAACTGTATCCAAGCCGCGTTGTTTGCATTCGCGATGACAGCGGATAGTAGCGTGTTCATGTTGTAAAGCGATGCAACCGCCTCGAACCATTGCCGCTTCGTTACCGACTCGGAGGCTAATCCAGATGAAAGGCTGCTCGCAGGGATGTATGACCAAACCCCCGTGATCGAATCCTGAAGAGCCACCATTTGCGTCGGCGCGATTCCGATGCTCGGCGCGAGGCGGCGATAGTCCGGGACAATCGACCAGATTCCGTTGGCTTTGTTCACTCCAATGAACGCGACGCCTTGAACATACGTGGGGAATGGAACCCGGACGTTGATCCTGATGTTTGCTGGGAGGTTCATACGCCATGTCCTCCAAAGGCGATGGGAAGTTTCCCGATTAGAAGCTGGCGCGCGTCGGGTTGGTTGCTTGAGACGCTGCTTTGGACTACGTTGAAGTCGCCGCTGAAATCGCTGCTAAAGTCGCCGTTTACGTCTATTCCGCTTTGCAGTGATTCAAGCCGCAAATAAACGTCGTAAGTCATGCTGCCGCGCATTTTCTGCATCACCGTATAAGGTATATTTATTTGAATTGTTCCGACATCTATTATTGAAATATAATCCGCGAGAGACCCGAATATCAAAGGTTCGCCTTCGTTGCCATAGTAAGGCGAAGAATAAGGCCCATAGCCGTGGCCGCCTCCATGATGGCGAGGCGGCGAAATCTCAAGATATATCTGGCATAGAGGGACGCCGTTGGAGTCCGTCAAAGCAACCAAATCACCGGTGTCGTCGTCGGCGATCTGGATGATTTGTGCCCAATTCGCGCGATTGCTCGTCGCCGGGAACAGGACTGGATAATCGTAAATGGCCGCCTCCTATAGATGCATCAGCCAAGTGCCCAAAACAAACGGCATCATATTGTTATGACTTCCGCCGCCAGCATTATCCGTCAGCGTAATTCCGGTCGATGCCGCTTGGGTTGCGGCAGGGTTGCTCGATCCTGCAAGGGTTCCGCCGAGATACGGCCCGCCGCCAGAATTGCCGCCAAATGCGGTGTTGTGAGAATGGCTCGGATCGTTGATCGTGAATTGTCCCGCCGGGGCCTCGGCAAGCGTTAGGATGTGGTTTGCTTCGCCGCCGCGCGCCGCTGGCGTCGTCGGCCCGTCGCCGCCGCCCGAGGTCACATTCGCCGGGAGGATGATCCCCGCAGCCGTGCTGCCCATGTCATCGAGGCCGGCCATAACGCGCCCACGGAGGTCAGGGAGGCTGATTGTCTTGTTGGCGCTGTAGTCGGCTAGGGCGGACGCCCCGCGCCCTCCAGAGACCGGCGCGTGCGCGTTGGAGAAGTTGTTCCACAGGTAGACGAAGAGGTTTTGCGTGTCGGCGTTCGCGCGCTGCGTGGCGCCGGAAGATGGCGCTCCTATCGTTTGGGCGTTGAGCTTAACCCACCCCGTTAGGATTTCAGTCGTAAGCCTGTATTTGACGTCGCCCGTCGCCGCGACCGTCGAAGGATCGACAGCCCCCCCGCCGCCACCGCCGCCGAAAGAAGGCCCCACGACCTGCATCGAAGGATAATCGAAAATCACCGTTCCGTTCGCATCGGTCAGGCGCACATGAACCTGGCCGTCCGCGAGATAAAACATCGGGATACGGCCGTATTGATCGGCCACAAGAGGATTCGCGTTCGGGATCGTGAGACCAAAATCCTGATAGGAGTTTTGAAGCGTCGAGACGGTTCCGACTTGGAAGAAATACAGCAAGGCCCCGGCGAGAGGTTGGCCGTTGATATTGAGTTGCTGCGCGAGCGCGATATTCAGAGTGCCAGCCATTATCTCTCACCGCTAAATGTTGGCTTGACGGGGAGAAGGTCGTTTGGATCGACTTTCTTGTCAAAATTCTTTTGGATTGTGTTCGAGAATGCACGCGAGGCATCAATTAAGAATGTTGCTGTCGCCGCCCCGGGCTTTCTTATCGCCAATTCATAGGCTTTGGCCCATTTAGCCATTGCCGCCGCAGTCGTTGGTCTCGCCATGATTTCAGCAGCGATCCTTCCGCCAACTATCGCAGGAATAGTCACAAGCGGCGCTTTAATTATCCCCGCCGCGAGCGCGACGCCGGAAACTTGATGCCCTGTTCCAGATGGATTGGAAAATTGGGTTAATTGCTTAAACCTTTCCGATACCTTCGCCATGTCCTCAAGAGATTGGCGCAGCGTTCCAGAAGTCCCGAACAGCAACGCCTTGGCCTGCGGCGTAATTTGTCGCCAGTTAGAGAGCCAAATATCGCCTGAGAACTCGCTCGCCGCTCTCGTCGTCGCCCCCATTCGTCGGATGATGGCTCCAGCGAGATTTCCTTTTTCCTCTTGTGGGATAACGTCCAAAAGACGGGAGAGAGTTTTCAGATCGCCGCGCGATGTCGATTTCGTGTAGCCGTTAATTGCGTCGAAAAGCGCGTTGTCCGTTCGCCCTTGTCCCGCGCCAATTACTCTTTTCATCAAGTTTTCAAGTGGCCCGACATTGGGCCTTGTCTCATCGACTTTTGTATCCGCGATCTTGATGGGCTTGTGGCCTGCTTCGATTTCCTCTCGCGCCTTTTGCCCGTATCTCATGGCGTCGGCGTAAAGAGCGGCGATTTTCCGCTGTTCCTCGGTGAAAACCTGCTTCGCGACCGTTGATCCCGATCCGCTGAGAAATTCATGGATGTCGTTGGCGACCTTCGCCGGGTTCTTTTCCGCGACGCCTTCCGCGCTCGAAGAAAGTTTGTTCCATATCCCAGATCGGATCGCTTGTAGAACCTCTGGATCATCGCCGGTCGCGGTGGCGATGCGACTGATAAGACGGCTTGATGATCCCTGAGCCCCGACTTTAGAACTGCCAACAACCCAATTCGCGACCTCATTTGGCGTAACCTCGCCAGTCGCGATCTTGTTTAGAACCTTGTCCGCGTCAGTCTCGGCGTTAAATCCGAATTTCTGTCGCCAATCCCGGTTAGCGGCTCGCGCCTTGCCATATGCTTCAAGCGCCCTTGGATCGCCAGAGAATAGGTTAGCATCGAAAGCATCATCAAGTGACTTGGTAAATTCTCGAATTATCATCTTTGACGCGGCGCGATCAGCATCATTTGACGCGCCTTGCGCCATATTATTTAATGCTTGGCGAGAACTTTCGAGACCTTTTAGATCGACACCAACAATCGCTTCCTTGGCTGGTATGCCAGCGTTTGACGCCATATTCTGCAAACGAAGACGAGAAACATCGGCCAATCTCTTGAGCATTTGAGCGGCGGCTGGCGTCGTGGCTGGATCAACGACACGCCCAACTTCTTCTAACTTCCCGACAACATTCTTGTAAATTCCTTCGACCACTGGCCTATCGACGAATGCTCGCCCCGGCTGTCCAGCTTCTTTGTAAAGCGCCTCCTTATTGGCTTTGGCTGCGGTTTCGCTAGTTTTCAGTCTCTCTGTAACCAGCGTTCCCAATTCTTCCGGGGTCCGTTGACCGAATATGCGTTCCGCTAGCCCGGATGCCTTTGTTTCAATCCCGGACACTCTTTCAAGCGCCCCGCGCTTCTGCGATTCCAGTGCTGTTTGTGCGACTTCTCTCGCAGTTTCATCAGCTGATGTCGCTTGGGCTCTAGCCTTTTGCGTGGCTGCTTCTGCCGCTTGTCTATTCGCCGCCATTTCTTCGCCAGCGACGCCCTTTAGACGCTCGCCAATGCCATGCGCTACATTATAGCCCGCGCCTTGCCCAAACTCGCCAGCGATGCGCGCATTGGCTTCCGCCATGCCTTCAATCGCCTTCCTTGAGCCCTCTACAAGCGGGTCGCCGACCAACGGCACATTTTTCGCTATGGAGGCGGCGCGTTGGACAGGCATTGATTCCGTGGACACCGCCATTGGAACCTGAACGCCGAGACGTTCCGCTGCCGAAGCAACTTCATTCACAGCGGGAGTCTTAGGCGCGAAGGCGCTTGCCAGTTTTCCACCGGCAATTCCGAGCAAGCCGCCGATACCCGCTCCATAAAGCGCGGCCTCGCCAGCCTTGCCTAAATCTTTTGTGTCGGCAAATTCTGAAATTCCGCTTGTTACGCCACCAATTCCCGAACCTTGAACGCCTCTAGCGAGCCAGCTTGGCGCTACCTTCCCGAGGACGCTTTCAGCCGCCATTTCCGGCATGAGGCCGATCTGCGCGCCAATGCCGCCAAGCGTTCCAACCCCTGATGCAATCGGGCTCTGCCGCTCGGCAGCTTCGTCAATTCTTTTTAGAAAATCATACTCATGCTCGAATGTGTTTCCAGTCTTCGCCGATCTGGCCGCCGCCGAGATATTGCGAGGGGCGTTCAGCAACGCTGTGTTGACGGCGGACTCAGCGGCTGTGTAGGCGGGGCCGGCCCCGCCCACGGATTTTAACAGTTGGCGGTCGGCGAACGTCTGCATATCCTTTTGCAGCTTCTTTTGTTCTGGCGTCAATTCGGTTGCAGGCGAGGCTGCAGGCGCTTTTTCAGCGCCTCCTTGGCCGCCTAAGTGCTGTTGCAGCATGGCGAAGGCTTGCTCTGGCGTCGCGCCTTCCGGTCCTTCGATGGTGTGATTTTTTCCATCTGGGCCAGCGAAGGTGAACTCGGTCATTTCGAGCCCTTATAAGTCCACCCGGCGGGAAGACCTCCAGCGGGAGATGTTGGTTGGGGAGCACCGACATTCTCGCCTCCTGGCTGCACAACTCCACCCGCCCCACGTCCCGGCATATACGGGTTAGGAGCCCCCGGCCCCATCGTGGAAAGATCGGAAAATGCCGCTCGACGGAAATTGATAAGGCGCTGCGCCTCTTCCAAACTCGCCTCAAGTTGCTTCGAGCCATAGTCGCCGTTGACAACCATGTTCGACAGCTTCCACGCCGATTCAGTTGGAGCATAGCCGCCGTTCGCTAGGTTAGCGTATTCTTCCTTCAACGTATTGATGTCGGTCATATATTTGGCGACAAGTTGGCCTTTTGGACTATTGCCATTCGCCTGCATCCACGCGCCAAGTTCAACTTTGTTCGCGATAGGAATGCCAGAAAGTCTCAATTCCTTTGATGTCTCAACCGTCCGATCGATCGTGTTGACGACGCTTTCCGCCAGCGCGTTAAATCGGACCATCTGAGGACCATTAAGCGACATTACTTGCTTTTTCGCCGCCTCATATTCGAGGTTGGCTTTGGTGAGATTGTAATCGCCGCCTTTGGCAAGTTCAGCCCGAACTAGCGGCCCAACTCCGTAGCCCGTCGCCGCTGTTGGCGGAATTGTCCCGTTTTTAATTCCTTGCGCTATTTCGTGCGCTTCGTCCTTTCTTTCCGCCAAGGTGCGTTCGCCGGCCGTCGGAGCCTCGAAAAGCGTTTCTCCCGTTGGCGAAACGAATTGTGTGCCGGGATGGACCGTTTGCGGCGAGATTGCCTTGATCCTCGCGTCGCGATCCTTTTCAAGCTCGTCGGCGCGCTGTTGCGCCGGCTTGCTCATCGTTTGCCGAAGCTCGGAAATTCTCTTCGTTTCCGCCGCAATTTCTTCCTGCTGCGTCTTGAACCCTCGATCAAGCGGCGGCTGATAGACGAGGGGCTGCCCGCCTTGCTGTGGCGATTGGGCCGGTTGAGCGCCGCCCTGAGCCGGCTGTTGGCCCTGACCGCCGCCATAGTTCCCCGCGATGATGCGCTGCAACTTTTGGGTTTGATCTGGATTTAGAGGCGCGTTGACGTTTGGAGCGCCGATGGCCTTCGCAAGGTTCGATGCTTGGTTCGGAGATAGTCCTTGGGCAAGACTCGCCACGGTCTGACCCGCGCCGAGCGTTGGTTGCGGACCGCCACCAACTTGTCCCAGGCCTGCCGCGCGCGCGCCAAGACCGATGCCGCCGGTATCGCCCGCCGGCTGCGCGCCACCATTCGAGCGCGGGATTGAACTTCCGGCAGTCAGCGCGACGGCGGGGATGGACGGAGATGCATCATTCTGGGTTCCCGTCGCCAATTCGGCGTAGCGGGAGCCAGTCATACCGTTCACGTCTTTGCGGTTCGCTCCTTGCGCTAAGGGCTTGCCGGTAAACCACATTGAAGCCGCGTCCGGGGCGTCGCCGTATTTTTCGAGATATTGTCCGAGTTTTGCCTTAGCGACAGCTTCCTGAGCCTGTGGATCGTTGAGAAATTCCTGCCGCGTCATCTTGCGGCCAAGAACCTCCTCGGTCCATTTTGGGATGTTGGCGCCCATGACCTGATATTTGCCATAGGCGCGGTCGCCGCTTCCGGTCTCCCGTCCAATGGCGCGATATGGGTCTTTTTCGCCGCCACTTTCGACGCGCGCGATTCCGGCCTCAATGCGCCCAAGAGCGTCGCCACCGGCCGATGGCGGAGCGCCTGCCTGTGGAGCGCCACCGCCGCCGCCAAGGAATTGATCGGCGGGCGCCGGCTGGTATTGCTGCTGCTCTAGCTGAAGGCCCGCCAGCTTCGCCGCTTGGTCCGGGGGGAGCAAGCCCTTCTGAGCGAGCGTCTGCATATAACTGGCCGTATCCAATTGGCCATTGGCCATCGGAAGGCCGCCAGCGAAGGCGGTTTGTTGCGCCTTTTGCTGCTCGGCAAGAATCCTCTGTCGCTCGATTTCCTGCTGTTGCTGTTGCAGCGTGAGTTGGTCGGATTGCGCCTTTCGATAGTCTCCCGGCAAGTTCCCGAGCGCCGTCCCGAGCTGCGTGTTGTCCAGCGTCGGGTAGGATGGACCGGCGACGAAAGGCGCAACCATCAAGCAGCCTCCAATAGGCCGCCGAGCTGAGCCGCGAAGTCAGTCGCGTCCTTATAGTTCACGGCCTTATAGCCGGAGAACTCCCTCACCGCATCGGGGAATAAGTTTTCAACATCTTGAGCCATAAGCCCGATGTTGGTCCGATCTTCTCCCTTGTAGCGGTAGCGGTAAATCTGCTGCCCGTCGTAAAGCTCTCCGACGGGTTCGATGTCGTCCTTTATGCGCTCGTCGCTTCCAGTGAAGAGTGAACCGAGGCCGGTCAGGAGGCTCGTCCCATAAGTTGGGTTAAGCGCCGAACTTGTAGGCGTTCCTAATAGCCCACCTATCGCCTTCCCAGCGCCGCCAAGCAAACTCTGCGCTTGGTTCTGGTTGGCGAGAGCCGCGTTTGCGTTCGCATTGCCCGCGCCAGTGAGTGCGGAAATCTCGGTATTGGTGAGATTGTTCTGCACGCCGGCCTGTTGGTTGCCGAGGTTTTGATACATCCCGGCTATGCCTTGCGCCGCTTGGTTGGACGCTCCCAGATAGGGCTGAAGCTGGCTGACATAGTTCCCATAGTTTTGCTGCGCTAGGCCGGAGTCGTAATTCGCCAGCGCCGTGGCTTGGTTGCCGGAATTAAGCGTCCCGTTCGCCGCGCCCGCCGCGTTTATCTGGTTGTTGCCCTGTCCAAGCGAGAACTGATAGCCGGGCGTGGTCTCCAATTGAGCAAGCGCGGATTGATTGCCAGCCGGGCCGTTGAGCCCGAGCGCGTTCCCGAGCCCCGTGACGCCTTGGTTTGCGGTCGTCAAATTCTGCTGAAGAGGGGCGACGCCCTGCTGCGTGGCGGCTGCTAATTGTTGGTCAGCCGTTTGCGCGCCCTGCTGGCCAGCGCCAATCGCCGCCAGCATCGCTTGGGTTTGGTCCGCCGCGGCTGTGTTCGCGCCGCCGAAGAGATTGCTGAGGAAGCTCATGTTGGCCTCCCATTGGCGTCTCTCTCTTCGAGAGGAACGATTATATCATGGATCGCCTTCGTAATCTCGTAAAGTTTACGCCTTGCCATCTTCGACTCTGGATCATGACCTTCAATGAGTGTTGCAGCTTTGTCTAGCCACACCTGAAACGCCAACGCATCATCACCTCGAATGAAAAGACCCGGCCAATCTGCTCCAAACCTCACTGGTCCTGTTTCAACCCGATAATCTGCGGTTGCTTTTTGGATTTCTGTCGTTGCCATGGCTAGATGATCCTTATTCGGACGACGCCGGAAGCCTGATAGAGAGCATTTATCGGCACGCCGGCCTTGGCCGCCGCCGCATCGTTCGCCGCCGCCGGAAGAGGCCCGATGATGTTCGCTGCGATAGCTGACGCCCACTGTCCAAATGGGATGCTCGGCACGCCGCTCCCGTCAGCCCACGGGGCTGAGACAGGCGGGAGATTGGCTTTGCGATTTGCCGTCATGTTCCCACGGCCCTTACATCAGACGACATGGTAGCGCCGAGGAAGCTGACGTAGACGGCATCTGTGCAATCTATGCGAAATCTCACGCCCATTGGCCCCGACAACCCTAGATTTAATACTGATACTCTTGTTCTTCGAACATTCGCCTGACGGCCAAGTTGCCGAATTATGGGATTCCCAAAGCTAGATCCGCCGTCCTTACTCATTGAAATCGCCACGCTCGGGGCTTGTTCATTCGGCGGGGAGGTCAAATCGACCGCGCTACCGCCGGAAACATAGGCGTTCGCGTAGGCGCTGCCTTCCAGTTCGATGTGCGTCAGGTCGAGGTCTTTGATCGACCAGACGCCATTGGCTTCTGTCGTTCCGAGAACGCCGGAAACCTCGATCACGTCGCCGGTTTTCATGCCCGCCGTAGATGCCACGATGAGCTTCACGTCCCCGTCTGCCGCCGCCGATGTTCCGAGCACTTTCGTTGTCACCGATCCAACGGCCTGGCCGACGCCGACCACAAAATCAAAATCCGCGCGAGCGACGCGCTGTTGTGCAGGGAACTTCTTCACGGGCCCTGATTCGATGCGATACAGTTCCGGGCCCCCGACTTCGGTTGGATTGCTGTCGTCGGCATAAAGCACGTTGCCGGATTGTTGATCGCCGACAAGCCACTTCCCGAAAGCGGGATGGCCGTCCGTCGCGCGCCAGCG